TTAATACTAAAAGAAGTTAAGGGAGAATTTTCTACAGAGGATGACACAATCTTTAGAGCTTTGTCTTTTTGTCAAAAGATGTATGAAACACCAACCTCAAGAGCATATAAAGGTATTGCAACTATGTTGGATAGATTAGGTAGATATATGGAAATTACACCAATAACCCATGGTCGAGATGGTAATTTCAATTCTCTTATTGCAGCTGCTAAGAATTATGAAGGAATAAGACAATCTTTTAAAGGAGCTTATAAAGATCTTCAGGAAGAACAATCAAGTAAAGTAAGAGGTGGTCAAGGATTAGCATATGACATGTAATGAGTGAATTTTATAAAGACATACCAACTTATGAAAATGGAAACTGGTCAACTACAAGTTTTGAATCCAGAGAAGACTTCAAGCACTTTATTCTCAATAATGTGTTTAAAGAACCTGGAAAATATTGTTTCAATGACACTACCAATGAAGTATTCATATCTGAATCAATGCGGTTCAAAAAAGATGGGATATACTGTGCGCATCCTTTAAAATCAAAGGATTTCATAGCTTATTGGGATGATCAGAAAGATAAATGCCGAAAAGGAATAATTGTTAAGGACAAAGATTTAACTTGGTTTGTAGCAAGAGAGTACTACATGTGGTTAAACTTCTTACCAATCTTTGATAAAGAACAACAGAAGTTTGACTTTGCTAAAATCCGAGATGCTCAGTATCATATGGCTCTTTATGAACTATTAGCTGAGCTTTCTTACAAGCATGTTGCCATTCTTAAAAAACGTCAGATAGCTTCTTCATACTATCATATGGGTAAGCTTTTAAATCAACAATGGTTTGAACCAGGGGTTACTTTAAAAATTGGTGCCAGCCTTAAAGATTACATTAATGAAAAAGGATCTTGGAAATTCTTAGAAGAATATGCTGCATTCTTAAATGAGCATACTGCATGGTACCGGCCAATGAATCCTGACAAGGTTATGATGTGGCAACAAAAGATTGAGGTAAGAAAAGGAGACAGAAAAAATGAAGTAGGTTTAAAAGGTACCATACAAGGAATGTCATTTGAAAAAGATCCTACAAATGGTGTAGGGGGTCCTGTAAAATACTTCTTTCATGAGGAAGCAGGTATTGCTCCAAAAATGGATCAAACATATGAATATATGCGGCCGGCCATGAGATCAGGAATGATTACTACAGGTATGTTTATAGCTGCAGGTTCTGTGGGAGATTTAGGACAGTGTCTTCCGTTAAAGGATATGATTCTGAATCCAACAGCTAAAGATATTTATGCAGTAGAAACAGATCTTATAGATGGCAAAGGTACAACAGGTCTGTCAGGTTTATTTATTCCCGAACAATGGTCAATGCCTCCGTACATTGATAACTATGGTAACTCACTTGTAGAAAAAGCATTAGAAGCATTAAATGACCAATTTAAACAATGGAAAGATGAGTTGGCTCCAGAAGAGTATCAATTAAGAATTTCCCAGCACCCCAGAAATATACATGAGGCTTTTGCAAACAGAAGTGTTTCTGTATTCCCAACACATCTCCTTGCTGCACAACAAAGAAGAATTGAAGAAAAAGAATATCCTTGTGAATATCTAGATATTTCTACAGATGAGACCGGAAAACCTGTTGTAAAAACAAGTAACAAAAGACCAATAAGCCAATTCCCGATAAGTAAAAAAACTGAAGATAAGACAGGCTGTCTTGTAGTTTGGGAAAGACCTGTTCCTAATCCACAGTTTCAAATGTATTATGCATCTATTGACCCTGTTGGAGAAGGAAAGACAACTACTTCTGAATCATTATGTTCTATTTATATAATGAAAGCTCCTGTACAAATTACTAAAGAGTCTAGCGGTGAAACAGATACCTATATAGAACAAGGTACCATAGTAGCTGCATGGTGTGGAAGATTTGATGACATAAATAGAACTCATCAAATGCTAGAGCTAATTATTGAATGGTACAATGCATGGACACTTGTAGAAAATAATATTTCTCATTTTATTCAGTACATGATATCAAGAAGAAAACAAAAATATTTAGTTCCTAAAAATCAGATTCTATTTTTAAAAGATCTTAGTGCTAACAATAATGTATATCAAGAATATGGTTGGAAAAACACGGGTATATTATTTAAATCTCATATGTTAAGTTATGCTATTGAGTTTACTAAAGAAGAATTAGATATTGAAACAAAACCCGATGGTACTATTGTAAAAACTAAATATGGAATAGAAAGAATTCCTGATCCTATGTTGATTAAAGAAATGCAAGAATACACTCCCGGTTTAAACGTGGATAGACTTGTTTCTTTTGCAGCTTTAGTAGCATTCATGAAAATACAAGAATCTAACAGAGGTTTTTTAAAAAGGTATATTACTGACGATACAGTTAAAAACTTGCAAAAGTCAGATAATTTGTTTAAATTAAATAAGAGTCCGTTTCGTAATATGGGGAAAAATTCTCAAGGTATTAGAAGATCGGCATTTAAAAATATTAAATAGAAGCTATGCAAGTATATAACGCAATGCAGTTAAAAAAGGGAGCTAAAGCAGAGCATAACCGACTAGGTAGTATTACACAGCCTTTGCAGTTTCTTAGTAAGAGTGAAAAAGATGAACAATGGGCAGCATGGAACCTTGATTGGTTAGAATGGAATGGTCTAAGACAGCTTCGTAGAAATGCTCGGAGATTGATGAAAAACTATAAGCTGGCTAAAGGTATTATTGATAGAAGTGATTATATTGTTGAAGAAGATAATGAGTATAGAGATATTGTTGAATTGCTCACTAAAGAAGATGACTCTGCACTAGAGCTTAGGTTTTATCCTATTATTCCTAATGTGATTAATGTTTTAGTAGCTGAGTTTGCTAAGAGATCTACTAAATTAACATATAGAGCTGTTGATGAATATTCATACAATGAAATGCTTGAGCAAAAAAGAACAATGATAGAGGATACTCTAATGGCAGATGCTCAAACTAAAATTATAGCAGCTATGTTAGAGCAAGGATTGGATCCTGAATCAGAAGAAGCTCAACAACAACTGTCTCCAAATAATATAAAGTCTTTACCTGAGATTGAAAAATTCTTTCAAAAAGATTATAGATCTATGGTAGAACAATGGGCTACTCATCAACATAAAGTAGATACTGAAAGATTTAGAATAGAAGAGTTAGAAGAAAGAGCTTTTCGAGATATGCTTATTACAGATAGAGAGTTTTGGCATTTCAGAATGATGGAGGATGATTATGATGTAGAATTATGGAATCCGGTGCTTACATTTTATCATAAATCTCCTGATTCAAGATACATATCTCAGGCCAATTGGGTAGGTAAAACAGATATGCTTACACCATCTGATGTTATTGACAAGTATGGTTATTTAATGACTGAAGAACAATTAGCTTCTTTAGAATCTGTTTATCCTATCAGATCTGCGGCATATAATATTGGAGGATTACAAAATGATGGTAGTTTGTATGATGCTACTAAATCTCATGAGTGGAATACTCAGATGCCTTCTTTAGCATATAGACAATATACGTCTTTTATGGCAGGAAATGTTACAGATGGTTCAGATGTTATAACTCAGATACTTTCTGAAGGAGAAGACTACTATGATGAAGGAACTGCTTATCTCCTTAGAGTAACTACTGCTTATTGGAAATCTCAGAAAAAGGTTGGTCATTTAACTAAAATTTCAGAAATAGGGGAAGTCTTTACAGAGATAGTAAGTGAAGATTACACTATAACTGATAAACCTTTATATGACAACCGTCTCTTTAAAAACAAAACAAAAGACAATTTATTATTTGGTGAGCATATAGATTGGATTTGGATTAATGAAGTATGGGGAGGTGTAAAAATAGGACCTAATATTCCATCGTTTTGGGGAATGAATAATCCTGGGGGATTTACACCTGTTTACATAGGTATAGATAAACATAAAATTGGAACTTTAAGATTTCAATTTAAGGGAGACAGTTCTTTGTATGGATGCAAGCTTCCTGTTGAAGGAAGTATTTTTTCAGATAGAAATACAAGATCTACAGCTCTTATTGATTTAATGAAGCCATACCAGATTGGTTTTAATATTGTAAACAATCAAATTGCTGACATACTTGTAGATGAATTAGGCACCATTATAATGTTGGATCAAAACAGTTTACCTCGTCATTCTATGAATGAGGATTGGGGTAAAGGAAATTTAGCCAAAGCTTATGTGGCAATGAAAAACTTTCAAATGCTTCCTTTAGATACTTCTATCACAAACACAGAGAATGCATTAAATTTTGCTCATTTTCAAAAGCTAGATTTATCTCAGACAGAAAGATTAATGTCCAGAGTTCAACTGGCTAATCATTTTAAACAACAAGCTTATGAAGTAATTGGTGTTAACCCACAAAGAATGGGTCAGCAGTTATCTCAAATGACAGCAACAGGTGTAGAACAAGCAGCAGCCGCATCATATGCACAAACAGAAGTGTACTTTATTCAGCATTGTGATTATTTAATGCCTAGAGTGCATCAGATGCGTACTGATCTTGCACAATATTATCATTCTACAAAGCCTTCTGCAAGACTTACTTATTTAACAGAAGCTGATGAAAAGGTAATGTTTCAAATTAACGGCACTGATCTTTTAATGAAAGATCTTAATATTTTCTGTACAACTACTGCAAATAACAGAGCTGTATTAGAACAACTTAAACAGTTTGCTATTAATAATAATACTACAGGAGCTTCTATATATGATTTAGGTAAAATCATTCAATCTGATTCTATTGCTGATGTAAACAATGTTCTTAAACTTTCTGAACAAAAACAACAACAGCAGAAACAACAAGAAATGGAAATGCAGCAAAAAATGCAACAAGAGCAAATCCAAGCTGCTGAAAAACAGAAACAAATGGAGATCCAAGCTGCTGCTGAAAGAGATGATAAGATTATTCAGAAAGATATTACAGTTGCTGAGATCAGAGCGGCCGGTTATGGGTCAACCGTTGACATAAATCAAAATCAACAATCTGACTTTAAAGATGCTATGAAAGAAATTAGAGAAACCGAACAATATCAAGAACAGACATCTATTCAAAGAGAAAAGCAAAGTGATGATATGGTAAAGCATTCTCAGAAGATGAACATTGAGCAACAGAAGTTGGCAACTCAAAAAGAGATAGCAGATATGCAGTTACAGATTGCTAAGACAAACAAGAATAAATATGATTTTCAAAAACCGACAAAAGATAAAAAATAACTTTAGCTATATAGTGCAAAAAAGTTTTATTAAATTTTAAATTTTCCAAGTTTATTTTGTATATTAAAGTATAACATAAAAAACCAACAGTATGAAATATGAAAATAAACCAGATGATCTGGTTCAAGAGACTACAACGGTAGGCCAAGTTGATATTGATATAGATGCTATTTTTGGAACACCAGGTGCAGAAAATGTAATGCTTCCTGATAACCAAGAAGAGCCAGAAAAAAAATCTGTTTTTACGGCTGAAAAAACAGATATGACGTTCTTTGACAATCCTTCTTCAAAAACTGCTGATGAAAAAAGAGTTGATGAAGAAAAACAAGTAGAAGTTGAAGAGACTATTGCTGAACTAGATAGTTTGATTAGTCAAGAAGAGGATGCTGGTAATAAAGGCAGACCTAAACTTGATAAATCCGGACTTTATGATCTAGCTACCAAAATGATTGAGGAAGGTAGTTTAATTCCTTTTGATGATGATAAATCATTAGAAGAATATACTACTAAAGACTTTAGAGAATTATTTGAAGCCAACTTTCAAGAGAGAGAGGCTAAAATAAGAGAGAACACACCCAAAGAGTTTTTTCAATCTCTTCCTCCAGAACTTCAATATGCAGCAAAATATGTAGCTGACGGAGGCCAAGACTTAAAAGGTCTTTTCAGAACATTAGCACATGTAGAAGAAATCAGACAGTTAGATCCCTCTAATGAGTATGACCAAGCCGCAATTGCAAGACAATATCTCTATGCTACTCAGTTTGGTACACCTGAAGAAATTGAAGCAGAAATTCAAGATTGGTCAGAGCTTGGAAGACTATCTCAAAAAGCAAATCAGTTTAAACCTAAACTTGATAGAATGCAAGAAGATATTGTTGCTAGACAACTCGCAGAGCAAGAATATAAAAAGCAACAACAAGCAGAACAAGCTAAAGCTTATCAAGATAATGTTTATAATACTCTTGTAACAGGTGAGGTAGGTGGAATTAAGTTAGATAGAAAAACACAAAGTCAACTTTATTCAGGATTAGTTCAACCTAATTATCCATCTATTTCGGGAAGAAATACAAACTTGCTAGGACACTTGTTAGAGAAATATCAGTTTGTAGAACCTAGACATGATTTGATTGCAGAAGCTCTATGGTTACTTTCAGATCCTGACGGCTATAGAAGCAAAGTAAAAGATCAAGGTAGTAAACAAGCTGTAGAAAAAACAGTAAGGCAACTTAAAACAGAAGAAGCAAGAAAAAATCCTTCTTCAACAGGTGTAGATAACGAACCTCAACAGAGAGGAGTTTCAAAACCTGGTAAAACAATATCACGTTCAAACAATATGTTTAAACGTTTTTAATTAGTAACAATTTAAATTTATATAACAAATGGCAACTCCAGTTTTAAACAATGGTATATTCCTCAGAGATACCGCTTACAATGCAAGTTCCCATGTGGATTCATACCACCTGGTGAATATGCTTAAAGATGCTGAGCCAATGGACTTAGGTCCTGTAGACCTTTGGGCTATGGCACAGAAAGTAGAAATGCCTCTTTACCAAATGTCAAGTTTTGGTGGGAAGAATGTGATCAATGTGGACAACCACAGAGGTGAATACAGATGGCAAACACCTGTAGCAATTGATCTTCCTTACATTATTGAAGACATTGAGGATCCTGTTAAAATCCTTGGTACAGATGGTTCTACCTTTAAAATTAAACTTAACAGACGTGAATTTGGACATGGTGATATCATCACTTATGACAAATATAACGGAGTTGAGATGTACATTACTGATGAAGATATTCTTCCACTTGGTGATGGTTTTGTTTACACAGTACAATTGGTAAACAATGACAATTTTAAATTTTTAGATCACAAGTATCTTGCAAACGGAACTAAGTTTTTCCGTAAAGGTTCTGCTCGTGGTGAATATGGAGAAAGATTCTCTGATATTACTACTAGAACTTCATTCCGTGAATTCTACAACTTTGTAGGAGGAGCAGAAGCTCACGTTCACTATTCAGTATCTTCTCGTGCTGACTTGATGATCAAAGGTGGTATGAATGCAGACGGTACTATTCCTGTAACTGAAATCTGGAGAACTTTTGATAAGTCTATCCAAGATCCATCAATCTCTAATCTTGAAGATATGATCAAGATTATGGGTAAAGATAAAGTGAAAAAAGCTTTTGATAATGGTGATCTTTCTAGAACTTTCTTGACTTCTATGGAAGCTGCACACCTTTCTAAAATTGCAACTGACATCGAGACTTACTTGATGTGGGGACAAGGTGGTAGAGTTCGTCAAGATGGTCCAGATGATATTAGATTGTCTGTAGGTCTTTGGAAGCAGTTGGATAACTCTTTCAAGAGAGTATACAACAAAAATAACTTTACTCTTGACTTGTTCCGTGGAGAAATCTATAACTTCTTCAATGGTAAGGTTGAATTCCAAGGGCCGGATCCAAAACGTTCTCTAATAGTTCAAACTGGTATGGGGGGTATGAGAATGGTTAATGAAGCCATTAAGCGTGAAGCTGTAGCATCAGGTCTTGTTATTCAGGCTGCTGATATCGGAGCAATCACTGGTAAAGGTATGGACTTGAACTTTGGTTTTGCTTATACTTCATATGTAATTCCATTCCTTGCTAATGTTAAGTTTGTTCTTAACCCAGCATTTGATAATATTCATACTAATGACATTGAAAACCCAATCATTGATGGTTTCCCATTGTCTTCTTATTCATTCATTATTTTTGATATCACTGATAATACTAATGACAATATTTTCTTATTGAAGTTGTCTTGGGATAATCAATTGAAGTGGTGGTATCAAAATGGTACTATGGACTACATGGGACGTAGCCAAGGCTTCCAGTCTTCTGGTCAGTTCAACGGTTACCGTGTAATGATGACACAAACAATGCCTGCAGTATGGGTAAAAGACCCAACTAAAGTATTAAAAATTGTTATGCGTAATCCTGTTACAGGAGGTTCATTCTAAATTTATAATTACAAGGGAGGGGGAAACTCCTCCCTTTTTTTAACTTTGTATTTAATAACCAACAAATAAAAAACCAACATGGAAACAAAATTTACAATGGTAGAAACTACCAGCAGAAAAAAAACTAAGTTAGCAATTAGACCTTTTATAGATACTAATTCAGGTAACATGGGTCTTGAAGAATATGGTCTAGCTTTATATGACGGTGTTAAACATCATGAACAATTAGCATGTCTTGAAGCTAATGGTGTAATGAGATATTTAACAGGCCTTAATGAATTTGCTCCAGAAATCAAGCTTCTTCCTACAGAAGAAAGAGAAGCTAGAGTAAGACAAATTAGAGAAACAGTTTCAGAATTAGAAAAAGAACTAGCAGCAAATGTATTAGATCCTGAAGATAAAGATTTTTGGAACCAGGTAAAAATGTTAAAACCTGATAATTCAGAGTTTTGGAATAAGATTGAGATTAAGTGTGGTAATGAACCGGTATTCTTAGATCTTACTCAACCTTTTGATAGAATTAAGTATTTAGCTATTGAAGCAGGAGGATTTTCAATTGTAGCAAAAAGCTATGAAGATGCTAGATCAAGACCTGTACCACCTAAATTCTATCTAGATAAAGAAGAAGAAACTTCAATGATTAGAACTGAATACAAGAAGATGCGTAACAAAGCTCTTGCTGAACTTCAGAAATTATATGATAAGAACAGCACTAAACTATTTTACATTGCAAAAATTGTAGATGGTAATAGTGCCCAATATAGAAAAGCAACTCCGTTGGATGTGATATATGAAAATATGGATAGACACATTAATGGAGAAGGTTCCGAACCAAACAAAGAAAGATCAGCTAAATCATTTATAGATGCCGCTAATCTTGACATGGAAACTTTAAAAATTAAATCAATTGTTAGAGATTCCAGTTTTTTTAAGTATATTATTAATAAGGCAGATGGATATATTTATCATGCTAAGACAGTCACACTGCTTGGTCGAAATGTATCTGATGTAGTTGAGTATTTAAAAAACCCTTTACATGAAGATATTTTAAATGATCTGAACTCTGCTGTAGAAAAAGTTTGGCAATCTTAAATTAATATAAAAATGAAAACTGTTAAAAAGTATCAAGCTGGTGGTGAACCATTGATGGGTACTCAACCTCCCATGAAATCTAATAATGGAGCTATTAGAAAATCTAATAAAGGAGCTGTTTCTGAAGCTTCAAAAAAGTTTAAAAACTCTATGAAAGAACAGTCAAGACCTCCTTATCAACTTAATCCAGATTCTCGTCCAAAAAAATTTATGCAAAAAAGCGGTACTACAGGTGTAGGTAAAAGCATTACTACTAAAAAAGGTTCTATGGCAACAATGTCTAAAAAACCTCTTACACCTAAAGCTGCATACGGAATGGCTGTAAAACCAGGTATGATGAAAAAAGGTGGAAAAATGAAATCTAAATAATCATTAAGATGAGAAGTCCTAAAGGTAAAGTTGCCCGATTAGAAAAAAAAGAAAACAAACTTGTTTATAAAGGGAACAAGGCTGTTGATGAAGGTAGAGAAAGAAAAGCAGATAGACTTTTAAAAAGAGCTGCTAGAACTGAAAACCGTGTAATCAAAGCAACTGAAAAAATGAAAAAAGGTGGATCAGTTAAAAAGAAAATGTAATGCCTAAAGATTCTTGCTATCATAGTGTAAAGGCAAGGTACGATGTATTTCCTTCAGCAAGAGCTTCTCAAGCTATTGCTAAATGCCGTAAAGGTAAAGGTCAAGTAAGAAAGACTGAGAAGGGTACTGAGCTTAAAAGATGGCAAGCAGAAAAATGGCAAGATACAAAATCTGGAAAAGCTTGTGGGGCCGGTGGTAAAAATGAATACTGCCGGCCTACCAAAAGAGTTTCAAGTAAAACACCTAAAACTAAAAGTGAAATTTCTCCTTCTAAACTAGCTGCTAAGAAAGCTGAGAAGTCTAGAGTAGGTATGGGGAGAAGAGTTAAAAAAGTATAGTTATGGCAATAAGAAAAACAACTGCTAAAAAAGCACCAGCTAAAAAATCAAATACAGCAAGTATTTCAATTGGTCTTGGTACTAATAAAGCTGAGATGAGAAAGTGGGAAATTGAATCTGCTATGTCTACATTAAAGAGAGCAGCAGAAATTCAAAATGATTCCAAGCTTATGTCGGATGTAAAAAAGATGGCAATGGAACAAGCTAAGATGTTTAATAATCTTGCTAATGGTAAAATGAAATAGTCATGGCAAAAAAGAAAACAGCTGCATGGACTCGTAAAGAGGGTAAAGATCCTAAAGGAGGTCTTAATGCAAAAGGAGTAGCTAGCTATAGAGCAGCTAATCCAGGTAGTAAGTTACAAACTGCTGTTACCAAAAAACCATCGCAGCTTGATCCTGATAGCAAAGATGCTAAAAGAAGAAAGTCTTTTTGTAGTAGATCTGCAGGGCAAATGGCTAATTTTCCAAAAGCTGCTAAAGATCCAAATAGTAGATTAAGATTAGCAAGGAAAAAATGGAATTGTTGATATGCCATCAAAGAAGATAGAATATAATTGTACACATTGTGATAATTCTTTTATAAGAGGTAAATCAGATATTGAAAGAACATTAAAAAAGAATAATACTGTTTTTTGTACTATAACTTGTTCAAAAGATTATAACAATAAAATACAATTAGAAAAAGGTTTTTCAGAAAACAAAACATGTAAGAAATGTAACATAGAAAAACCAAGAACAAATGAATATTTTACAGCACATAAAAGAACCTTAGATGGTTTTGACAGTTGGTGTAAAACATGTAGAGCTTCTTATAGAAGTGAAATAAGAAGAGGTCAATATAGATCAATGATTAGTGATGAAGAATTAAAAGAATTAATCAAAACTGAAGGTTGTATTATATGTGGATCTGAAGAAAACCTTGTAGTTGATCACTGTCATACTACAAATATAGTAAGGGGAATGCTTTGCAATAATTGTAATATGGGATTAGGTCATTTTAAAGATGATCCTTTTTTATTAGAGTTTGCACGGATTTATTTACTATATTATAATAAAGAGTCTTCTGAAGCAAAAGAGTATTTAAGAAAATGGAATTGTTAAAATATATTTATTATGAAAAAAGTAATGTGTGCTAAATGCGGAGGCTCTATGAAAAAAATGTCAAAAGGTGGTCAACCTAATATGACCAAAACAATGCCTGGTTACAATGCAACTACCAGCCCAATCACTATGAAAAAAGGTGGTGCCAAAAAAAGCAATCCTTTTGGTATGCTTTCAGTAATAGCAGGAATTGATAAAAATCCAAAACCTACAGCTGCTGATAGAATTGCTGGAGCAACTAAAAGAAAAACAGCTAAGAAGAAATAACTATGGCAACTAAGAAAAAACCTTCTGCCGGCCTGACTAAAAAGCAAAAGTCATCCGTTACTAAGAAAGCCAGAGCAGGTAAAGATATTGGTAAAAAAGGTAAAAACTTTGACGAAGTAGCTAAAGAAGCAGGGGGTGGTGAAAAAGGAAAAAGAATTGCTGCAGCCGCAATGTGGAAAAATATTAAAAGATAATGCTTAATACTACTATAACCATAAAGATTAAACAAAGGCTTAACAAGCTTGATAGTCAAGATTATGATAATATAACTTGCTGGAATATTGTTGAGGCTTTTAATAAAGCTCAGGTAGAATGGGCTAGAAGACAACTTCATGGTGTAAATCTTACTCGAGAGGGAGATGAAGGTTCAACAAGAAGAAAAGATGACTTACAAGTTCTCTTAGAAACTTTAGAATTAAACATTGCTAATAAACAATATTATTATGATGGAGATATTCCTGCAGATTATCTTCAATGGAAGAGAGTGGATGTCTCTGCAAAGAAAGATTGTTGTGGTAATAGGACGATGATGGTATATCTTGCAGAAGAAGGTAATCTACGAGAACTTTTAAGAGATAAAGCTAAGCAACCAAGCTTTGAATGGGGAGAAACTTTAGCAACTTTAAAAGGTGGTAAGGTAAATATTTATACAAATGAAGACTTTGATATTGAACAAGCAGAGCTTACTTATTACAGACAACCTGTTAGAATTCAAATAGAAGGTTGTGTAGATCCTTATACTAATATAGCTTCTACAACTAACATAGAATCTGAGTTTAAAGATGATATTATAGAATTAATAATTGATGAAGCAGTAAGTATTTTAGCTGGAGATATTGAATCAATAAACCAATTCTCTAGAGGTACAGAAACTGCAGAAAGAAATAACTAAAAGATGCAAACACCGTCAAGACTTTTAAAAAGAAATCCTGAGCCAGTTAAAACAATTACTAGACCTCAAACTCCTGCACCAGAACCTACTAAACCAGAACCTGTTAAACCAGAACCTGTTAAAGACACTGGGGTAGGGGGAAGTTCTCTAGATAATATGGTAGCAGCATGTGCTGTAGAACTAATGAATGCTAGAAATAGTTTTCATAAACTGCATCTTAAAGTAACAGGTCCTGGATCTTATGCCGCACATAAAGCACTTAATGAGCTTTATGATCAAATTCCTGACTTTGTAGATACTCTTATGGAAGGCTATCAAGGAGTATCAGAAAAAATTCTTACGTGTAAAGATTTAGCACCCAGAACTCTTGAAGATGTTTCTGATGGAATTTCTTACTTAAGAGATTTATATGCTATAATAAATAAACTTCAAGGTATGATGCCTTATTCAGAAATAGTAAATAACTTAGATCTTGTAAAAGATGCTATTAATTCTACTAAATATAAATTACTTTTTCTAAAATAATTTGGATATCAAAAAAACTTTCACTATATTATATTATATTTATTAACTAAAACAAAAAAATATGTCTCATTTTAATCATGCTTTTAGAAAAGTCTTTGTAGCTACAAATGGCATTTCAACATTGAACAATGTTCAATTAGGTACTTCAGTTGCAAATACATTGGCTGCAGGTGAAATTACTTTTATTAACCCTAACACTTTTCGAGTTAGAAATACAACAGCTCCTTTAACTGATTGTTGTGAAATGATTTTAGCTTCTGGATCATTAATGCAAAATGACAAAATTGGTCCTTTTGCTGGTGGTTATTTAGAGTCTAACAAATCTAAAACAATCAAAGCTAAGTATGTAAACAAGTTATATTATGCTCCTGCTAATCCAGCTCAGCGTTATGTAACACATGTTGGTTTAACTCCTTGGACAGATGTTAATCCTCCAAATAGCTCTAACCCAGGTGAAACAGCAGGTAACTGTTGTAAGTCATTTTTATGTGGTGAAACATACTATCTACGTTTAGATATCAAAGGTTCTCCTGCAATGAGATTGCTAAATCACAATGCATATCTTACTCTTGAAGCTTATACCGGATGTTGTCCAGATGATGCAATTGCACCTATAGCAACTGATCCAGTATTAGTTTATATTCAGTGGGCTAATCAAATTTTGAATTCACCTTTGATAAACCCTTTTGTTTATCCTGTAGTTATTGATAGCGCTTTGGCTGCTTGGTATCCTCCAGGAACACCTGCTGCAGTAGTACTTGCTTTAGGCGGGGTTGGTACTTGGGATAACTATGTTTCTCCAGCAGGTCCTTTTGAAGGAGAATGTGGAGGTCTTGTACTTAATGGTGCTTACTATGAAACAAGATTTGGCAACTGTACATTCCAAGTTTCTGACTTCTATGAAATTGAACCTGTAAGAGTGTATGCTTCTGAAGTAGATTATACAGGAGCTCCATGTGAATTTGAAACTCTTTGTGTTGGAGTAGAATGTTATGGTCGTCAAGTAAATGGTCTTGGTGAAACTGTAGTAAGAGATGTGATTCTTTCTGAATCTTACAGACAAAATCATTTTGCTACTGATGAACGTATCAGAGAAATTACTCAAGGATATGATATTCTTAATGCAGCTGGTATATCTAGAGATGGTCTTTATGACAGAATCTATTTACAGCATAATGTACCTAGAATGTACAATCCAACAGGAACCTTTGATAATGATCAATATATGTTAGAAATTATCGTTCCTCAAGGAGATCCTGATAACATTTTTACTCAACTTGAAACATGGTTAGAGACATGTGGTTCAGGTTGTCAACCTGTTATTCGAGAAGGAGTACCATGTACAGATTATGTGGTTCCGATTCCTGGTGACAGTGTCGGTGAAGGTTAATCTTTTGATGCATTAATAGTAACTTAAGGAGAGTGAAAGGTAACCTTTCCTCTCCTTTTTATTTTAAAAATTATGGCAAATCATGTATTAAGTTTAGAGATACCTACAGTAACAAACTCTTGTGTTTTTAAGATTTTTGATACAAGTGTTTATTCACCACTTGTTGGTATATTTCAACCAAGAATTAATGTAACAGTTCCTGGTTTTAAATCTTGTGTTGAACTATCTTTTGAGCCAGGATCAACTCCTACATATACAGCATGTGATTTTGAATTACAACATGAAAATTGTGGTACATCATATGTTGCTTTACCTGATGGTATCTATGTAGTAAAATATTCAGTAGATCCTGAGTGTAAAGTTTATGTTGAGTATAATCACTTAAGAATGACTTGTGCATTAAATCAGTATGAAAAAATATTGTGTGATATTGATGTTGCTGATTGTGATCCCCCAGCTAAAGTAAAGGAGAGGCTTCGGGAGTTAAGACTTATAAAAATGTATTTAGAAGCAGCTAAAGCTAAAGTTGAAATATGTCATAAAAGTCAAGAAGGAATGACACTTTTTAACTATGCAGTGAAGCTCTTAAATAAAATAGATTGTAAAAATTGTTAAACTTATAAAAAACCAACAACTATGAGTACATGTCCTAATTGCTTAAAAAAATTATCCTGTGGGTGCCAAAGAAGAACAGCATCTAATGGAAAAGTTGTTTGTAGCAATTGTTTAAAAAATTATGAAAATACTTTAAAAACGGATTCTGAAATAAAAAGCTAAGTAATTAAGTATTTATACAAATTCTAAAAAGTTTATTAAAAATGGCAGCAACTTTGATCCCAGATCCAACTCCTATAGCAAATCTTATAAAATTTGTTAACTGTTGTACTGGCCAAGAAATATTTTTCAGAGGATCTTTGCCTTTTGTAAATGGTGATGTTGTAACTTATATAGGTACTACACCATTTCCGGGGGCAGGAGGATCATTAGAGCCAACTACTGGTGAATTTGGAATATGTTATATTTTTTATTCTGGATATGTGGACGGCATACCTCCATATCCAGCCATTGATCCTGTAGCATCTTTATTTAGTCTAATACCTGATGGTTGTGAAGATGCTAAATGTTCTTGTGATGTTGAAATACCACAATGTTATATGATAATACCTTGTGATGGAACTGAACCAATCATAAGTAATAATTCCGCATTTGAAACTTATCTTAATTCATTTATTACAGTGGATAGCGAAGTTTATGCAGGATGTGCTTATATAACAGCACTGAGGTACACTGATTGCTCAGAAGCTATTGCAATAGAACCAATTGATACACCATGTGAATGTGACTTAATTTGTTATTATGTAGCAAATACAAATGGGTTCTTTTATGTAGACAGTGATAACGTTTTGCAAAATGTTTCTTTAGCAAATGCTCAACCTTATTTAAAAGTTTGTTCAAAAATACCACCTATAGCAGAAGATGGATCAATATCACCGCAGATTATTGATCTCGGTTCCTGTGTTGAAGGTCTTTGTCTTGTACAATGCTTTAAATTAACAAACTGTAAAAATTCAGATTTGGTAATTTATACAACTTCAAACAGTGTAATTCCTAATGTATATGGAACTAATAATGTTGTTAATATACTCGGTAGAGAAGGTTGTTGGATAGCTTCTGAACTTGATGATGAAGAAGAATGTGATTGTCCAATTGATGTTACAGTAACTGCAAGTTTTAAAGATTGTGAGGAATGTATTGGTGTAGTAGCTTATAAATTAACATCTTGTACAGATGGGAGCACCATACATACTTATTCAGATTTAGAAGTTTATATAGGTCAAGTAGTAAAAAATGATTGTGATTGTTATTTAGTTGAAAAAGTAAATTATAATCCTGTAAGTCCGCAAGTAATTGAAATTGATAATAGTTATCCTAATTGTGTAACTTGTTTAAGAACTTATTATAAACTAACTGATTGTGAGAATGCTGAAAATATTGTTATTACTTATTCAGATCTTGCTCAATATGTAGGTGGAGTTATTAAAGTTGAAGGTTGTACAGAATGTTGGTCAGTAGAAAATACAGAAGACTATCTTAATGCAATTGAAGTAACTGTAACTACCGATTATATAAGCTGCAGTGATTGTAAAGTTCTTACATGTAATTGTACAAAAGTTACTAATTTAAATGCAGTAGTTACAGTTTATTCATATTTTGATTGTGATAACATTCTTCATGAAATATCATTAGTTCCCGGACAAAGTAGTGATAAAGTTTGTGCAACAGAATGGTTTTTAGGAGATATAGAAAACCCTATAGAATTTACAGTATATGATTATTTTGAAACATTTGGAGAATGTAAATTTGGTAATTGCCCGCCTCCAGTATTCAAAAATAATAGAACTGTAAAACCTGGATATAATACACCTAACTGCAATCCTGACGAATATGATAAGATAACATGTCGCTTTGCAGATGTTGTATATAAACAGGTTCTTGAAAAAAGATATGGTATTAGCAATTGTTGTCCTGATGAAGATGAGAAGTGGTTAATGAAAAAAGAACTAATTGACTTACAATCTTTGAAGGATCCTAATTACAAATGCCCATCATGTCCCTGCTCTTGTAATTCCGGAAAATCATGCTTAACTTGCAAATGTGGAAATTAATTTGTATATTATAAATAGATAAAGAATATGAAGCCATTAAATTTAGATAATAGACCATGTAGTCCGGTGTCCTCAAACTGTATAGTTTGGCAAGGTCCTGACATTGAATGCATCAATCTCTGTAAAGGAGATACTATTTCCGATGTAGTGGCTGCTATGGCTACGGAACTTTGTACAATTTTAGATCAGTTAAATGTTTCTAACTACGACTTAGCTTGTTTGGGAATAACTGCCTGTGGACCAAATGATTTTCAAGCTTTAATTCAATTGCTTATTGATAAAGTTTGTGAAGATCATAATGCTATTGAATCAGATACTAGAACATCTACTACTAGAACATCCGGAAATTGTCCAGATTGTGTTGTAACTGTTGCCTCTTGTTTCAGAACAGGTAATCAAACTACTATGCAATTATTAGACTATGTTCAAATGATTGCTGATAAAGTTTGCGCTCTTATTTCTAGTATTACTATTATTAATCAACAAATTGATCAGTTAACCATAAGAGTTGAAACTCTAGAAAATACTCCAATTCCTGAACCGGTGATCCCATCCTTTACTTTAGGATGCCAAATAGGAATACTACCTCAAGGAAGTCAACAGTTCATAAATGTAGCATTACAAGAATTTATCAATAATGTGTGGTGTCCATTTCAAGCTGTTACAGGTACTACTACAAGTTTAATAAGTGCTATAAGTGAAATCTGTATAACTGACATTGATTTACAATTAGCTACGGGAACACCATTTTCAACAAATCCTAATTGGGTTCAATCAGCTTCTTATAATACAGTAGCAGATGCCATAACTAATTTGTGGGTAGCTTTGTGTGATGTAAGAACCGCAGTTGAAAACTCTTCAGTCATTGTTGCTGGAAGTACTTGGATAGATGTTAGTTTATCTACAGTTGGGTTAGTTGAAACTTATACTGTAAGTGAGATTGAAAAACCCGGGTTATCTGTTGAATTATCAGCACCAGCAAATCTGTTAAAAACAGCTCCTGGATTAAATACAGGTAGAATATGTGATGGTTCTATTCAAATAATGAATACCATAAATTATAATGATTTTGGTTTAGCTTATGATTCAACAACAGGGATATTTACATTTCCTACAGATGGTGTTTATATAATATCTTTTGCAACACTGTATACAAAAGATTCTGCTGATGGTTGGCACGATGCTTTAGTACCAGGAATGTTTATAGCAGGTATTACTTCTCCAATAGGATGTCGTATTTACTGTGTAAATAATGATACTCCAGTAGTTACACAAAAACATGCTTCAATCAATGGATCACTTATTCAAAAATTTACTGCAGGTACTCAAATATGTTTAAAAGTAATTAATCTTACAACCTTTGACTATCTTTCTGAAACAGATGACTATGTAAGATTTAGTATACAAAGAGTAAAATAAAATTAGAATGATGAACCGAATTATATATATGTTTAATTAAATAAAATAAAAATGGCAACTTCTCACAATTGTACTAAAAATTGCGGATGTACTGATACATACGTTGTTACACCACCTTGTCCTCCTTCATGTCCCGAAGTGTTTAATGCTTCTTGTATTGTTTATACAGGTACTGATATTACATGTAATGGGGATGTTGTAATCAGTCGATATGATTATATGGACACTGTTATTACTAAATTAGTAAACTATATCTGTAATACAGTAGGTCCTGTAACCACGGTTGTAGGTTCTACTTATGTTGACGTTGTACCAGCAACCGTAGGTAATGTAACAACATATACAGTATCAGTTGATATTCCGGCTTTACAAGCTTACTTTGATATTATTATTGCACAAACTATTGCATCATCATTTTTTGCTGGTCCTGGTATTAATGTAGCTGTTAATCCTATCACAAGTGCTGTTACTGTATCTCATCAAGATACATCATCTGTAGCAAATTTAAATAGTGATAACAGTGGTAATTCATTTATACAAGATATATTCTTTACATTTGATACTTTTGGACACGTTACTGGAGCATCAGTAGTACCGGGAAGTGTAATTCAACCAAATGATTTTGATAGAGCTCAGATTAATCCTGATTCAGGTTTTGTGTGGGGTCCGGATAATGATCCTACAAATATTCAGATTGCTGAAGCTCCTGGAGATACTTTAAATTTTGTAGCTGGTACTGGAATTACTCTTAATGCTAGTACTGTTCCTGGTACAGATGCTATTAGAATCACTAACTCATCACCTGCTTCAGCTGTATCTTTAACTTCCGCAGGAGGTTTGGGAACAGAATCCTTAGTTAATGATGGAGCAGGACCTACTTTAGCAAATAAAGGTTTGGCCGCAGGTTCAGGTATTACATTGACTTCAACAGCTACAGATGTTACTATTTCAGCAGATGTTCAAAAATACAGAGAAGTTTTAATAGTACCTTTGGCTCCAGGGGGTACTGCTGTAATAACTCATAATTTAAATACTTTTGGGATTGTGGTTTCAGCAATTAATGAAGCTTTACCAGCACCTTTTGTAGTGTATACTTCACCCGCTGATTATACATATGTAATTAATAGTGCTAATCAAATTACTGTGACTAACACATCTTTAGTAGCTTTAAATAACTTTAGTATCACTGTCATAGGATAATATTGTTACAGGTTTGTTGGTTTCTGTGACAAACAGACAAAGCCCTTGCACTTGTGAGGGCTTTGTTTTATATGTATATTTGCAGATATCATTAATTTTTAGTATATTATTATGAAGACATTTAAAAAGCCTGATTTAAAAGCACCTAGGTTTAGACCAGAAACACACAGTGTTTTAGATAAAAAATTTTTTGATGACTTTAGAAAAAAACATGCTAAGTATAAAGATTATACAAATGCTGAGTTGAGAGAGATAATAAAAGCATTCAATAAAATGGTTTATACAACAGTGATAGAAAAAAGAGATGGTGTTCAATTACCAGAGAATGTTGGATGGCTTTTTATTGGTACTTGTCAAAAAAGTAAAAAGACAAATGTAGATTATGCAAAGTCTAACAAGTATGGAGTAACTGTTACAAATAGCAATTTTGATACTGATGGTAAACTAGCAAAAATCTTTTTTACAAACTATGCACCAAAGCACAAAATGAAAAACAGAGAATTTTGGAATTTTGTAGCATGTCGAGACTTTAAAAGATCTGTTTCTAAAAGTTATCCTGAGAATTGGAATATGTATGTAGCTGTAGATTCAACCATTAAACTAAGGAAAACCTATGAAAAAGCTGTATATAAAAGTATGGTTGTGAATAAAGAAAAACAAGCTTTAAAAAGCTATAATGAATTTGAATTATGACAAGTGTTGGTGAAGCAATATCTAGAGTTAGAAATGCAATAAAAGCAGTAAAAGAAGATGCATTTTTTACTGATAGGCAAATATATTTTGTCATTAGTAAATATGCTAAAACTTTTATCAAACGAGAAGATAACCAAATGAGACTTATGAGAATGAGCTCTCTTTTTAAAGCGCTTCCTTATGTTGAACTTATTGACGTAGATAAAGTAGAAGCGGGTTGTATTGGAGTGTACTCTGGTTGTTATTTTAAAAGAAGTAAGGAAAAAATTCCTGCAATTTTAAATGGTATGTTTGGTCCTCTTATTAGAACACTATCTTCTATAGATGGTAGTATTGAACTAAGTAGAACAGAGCCGGGGATATGGGTTGCAATGACAAAGTCAACTACTTTTAGATATAATAAAAATCCTTATTTTTGGTATCTAGATGGTTACATTTATATACCTAATGTTGATTGGGAAGCTATTAGAGTAGAAGCTATTTTTGAAAATGATGTTCCTAATTGTGACAGTGACCCTTGTCAATTAATTCAGGATCAACCTTTAAATGTTCCTGAATACTTGTATTCAGAGATTGAACAGTATGCATTAAAAGAACTAATCATGATTGCTCAGGTGCCTGTAGATACTACAGATGACAGTCAAAATATCTTAAGATAATGGATTTTAACTACACCCTCAAGTATAGAACTTTTGATCAACTTTTAGAAGATGTAAGAGTTGACTTGCATACTTTTGCTTTAGAAAATATGATTGAACCTCAGCAGTTGATTAAACTTGCTAGAAAGATAAACTATGATCTAGGTTTAAGAATTACTCAGCAAAAAGAAGCCCTACTAGAAGTAAGTCACGGAAAGGTAAAATTACCTGATGACTTTTATGCTTTTAATTTTGCATTGGTTTGCGGAAGTTACATTCATTATTCAGGTTATTCAATAGGTGGAACTCATATTGAAGAAGTACCTTATAGAGAGTATCCTGCTAAAACTATTTTGAATTGTTGTGAAGCTCCTGTTGAACAACCTTGTTGTTTCAACGGAAAGGAGGGGGTTTGTGTAACTCATAATCCTGATCAACCATATGGAGATACTTGCATTAAACCTAGAGTTTTTGTAAATAAAAAAGGTGAAGCTTATGAGTTAGTTCAGGTAGTAAATGAAGCTACTACTAGAATTTATAGAAACACTCAACCTTTAAGAATGAAGTCTAGTCAAGAAATTGATTGTGATTGTCCAAATCTTTATTACAATACTCATAATGAAGGTTGGATAAAGTTTGGATTTTTGTATACATCTTTTCAAGAAGGTACGGTGTATATTAATTATCAAGGTCATATGGAAGATGAACATGGAAACTTAATGGTTCCTGATCATGAGCTTCTTAATGAATATTATGAGTATGCATTAAAAGAAAGAATACTAGAGAATCTTTATATGAACGGGGAAGATGTAGCTCAAAGATTACAGCTAATAATGCCAAAACTTAGAGCTGCTAGAAATCAAGCATTAGGTTTGGTAAATACTCCAAACTTTAAAGAAATGGAAAAACTTTGGAAAGCAAATAGAAAAGCTATGAATGGTATGTTCTATGATATGTTCCGAAGTTATAGTCCTAATATTGGGTATAGAAATAACCATAACTCAAGAGTACTATAGTATGGCCAAGAAGAATCAAAATCAAAATACTAATAGTCAACAGACTAATTCTTTTATCAAAGGGTTAAATAAAGATGCTGATCCACTATTTGTACAAGAAGGTATGTGGACACATGCTCGAAATGCTGTAAATAATACAGTTGAGGGGGATCTAGGCACTATCTCTAATGAGGAGTCTAATTTTTTATGTGCAAAAGTAGGAACAACAATGGGTTCTTCTTTTGTTTACATAATAGGTAAAATCCATTTGTATAGTGATAAATGGATAGTATACAGTGTAGCTTATGATCAGTTAAATACTACACCCATTAATTCTGAAATAGGTTTATTTGAAGCAGACCAATGTATATACAGACCTATAGTTCAAGATGTGTGTCTTAACTTTAGTAAGCTTAATATAATTACAGGAGCATCAAGATTAAAAGATGATTGTACATGGCAAGTATATTGGGCTGATGGATTAAATCCAGATAGATATTTAAATGTAGGAGATCCTCAAACTTGGCCAGCTGATGATTACGTTTGGTTAAGCACTGGGCCTAATTCATCAAATGTAAATTACTATGGTAATGGTTCTGGTACAAATATTCTTTGGCCAGGTGTTTTTTGGATTCAAAATTGTGAAGACCAAGGTCCTGGTTTAACATGTCAAATATGTAAAGATATTAATGAATTAGATTGTGATAAACTTAGAATAGCAAGCTTAGTAAAGACACCTTGTTTAGATATAAATTTATCATTACAACAAGGTGTAATTGAGAATGGTTCTTATGCTGTAACTGTTGCTTATGTTATTAATAGACAAAGAGTTACAAACTATTTTTCTCCTAGTTATATACAACCGATTAAGAGTGATATTAATGAAAGAGGTTCTTTTGAAATTACGGTAGATGCTGACTCAGAACACTTTGATGAATTTGAACTTGTTGTTGTAAGATTTATAAATCAGAATCTTAGTGCTAAAAGAGTTGGTTTTTATTCAACAAGAACTAAAAAGATTGTATTAGATCAGATTCCTGAAACTGCAGCTACTGTATCTGTAGAAACTTTAATACTTCAGAATCCTGTTTTTGAAAAGTCTAATCAAATGTCTGAAGTAAATAATTATTTATTAAGAATAGGACCTACTGGTAAATTCGATTTTAATTATCAGCCTTTAGCTAATTTAATTCAAGCAGAGTGGGTTTCAATTGAATACCCAGAAACTTATTATTTTAATGGTGGAAAAAATGCTGGTTATCTTAGAGATGAAGTATATTCTTTCTTTATTAGATGGGTTTATAATACAGGTGACAAATCTGCATCATATCATATTCCGGGAAGACCTGCTGGGTTTTATAATTATAACGGAAACTCTGTGTTTGAATTAGCACCTTTTATTAATCAAGTAGGTGTTACTTTACCGGGAGATGAGTTGTTTTTTCAAAGTATAAATACAGCTACTATAACACAAATAAACATAAATGAACTTTTACCTGACGGAGGTAAAATTCTTTCACGAGGTAATATGGGTTATTGGGAATCAGCAGAAATATATCCAGATTTTCAACCCGATGTTTGGAATTCAAGTTCTCAATGCTGGACTCAAACTACAGATCCAAATTATGATCTTTGTGGGAAACCTATTAGACACCATAGATTTCCTGATAATGCTTTACATCCATCAACATACCATTTTGATAAAAAACCTGACGGTGAGTTTGATATAAGAATTATGGGTGTACAGTTTAAAAATATAATCTTTCCAAAAGATAATGATGGTAATGATATTCCTGGAATTGTCGGATATGAAATACTTAGAGGATCTAGACATGGTAACAAGAGTATTCTAGCTAAAGGGATGATTAACAACTTCCGGGATTATAATCCAAGAGGTGGGGCTGCAGATTCCGATATAGTTGGTCTATATGCTAATTATCCATTTAATACTATTGTTCCTCAACAAAACAACCTTGCAAATCCTTCGGCAGCTAATTACTTGTATAATGATCCTTTTATCACTAAAACAGATAATGATGGTGATATAGAAAATCAAAATATTCCTCTGGATATTATATCTTTCCATTCACCGGATACTAGTTTCATTAATCCATTTCTTTCCACTACTGAGTTAAAAATATATGGAAGTGTTCAGGGGGAAGCTATACAAGCTTTTATTGAACCTAGCAAACACCCTAAGTTTAAGCTTATATCAAATGGTATGATACCTTTTGCACTAGCAACAGGTGTTATCAATGCTTTACTGAAAGGGTTAGGTGAAGTAAAAATAAATTATCCAGCTGGAAATTATACTCGTCCTGTTTTTCCCTTAACAGCTAATGGTTCAACTACACCTCCAACAGGACTACCAACTGTCGTAACACCTGCAGCTGGTGGAGACTATGATATTGGAGCTACTACAACAGCTGGTATACAAGCCGGTATAACTACAACAGCTTTAAATAATTATTTTAGTACCGGTGCCCCAGTACTAGATTTTCTTACAGGAGGTGCTGCTCTTGATGCAATTTTTATAGGATCCAATAGTGTAATGCAAAATACGGGACAAATTCAACAAGCTGTTTATGAAAAAACATATACTGGTAATCAATTGCTTGGTCCTACAATCAGTGGATTTTTATCAGCAATAACAAACGGTGGTCAGCTTTTTTATTATTTCTTAGAAGGTATGCAACTTGCTGTTGATACACTTTACGCTATAATTAGAAAAAGACAATATGCTCTTGAGATGATTGCTCATGGTGATTACTTTACTTTTGTCCCACCAAATGACTTACTAGACCGTAGATTTATTCTTGAAGAAGGTCAGTACATATTTGATCAACTTCAGGCTTTACCAGATTATATCGATAGTGGAGGAACAGTTAGAAAATACAGAATTAACAATCTTAAAAGACCTAAGTTAGCTGTACTAAGAACTAAAAGGAGTAATAATACAACTTCTGGTCCACACTTTTTATTAAACTCCGATAATACAAGTATAGATCAATCTTCTATGACTTTAGGTCATGCTATTAGAACATTTAATGTACCTTTTGGTATGATTCCCGGGTCTTCTCTTTTTACACCTAATATAGTAAATTGGTCAGACTCAGGTAAAAATAAAAACTTCATAAATAAAATAGCTAGTCACTATGTTGGTTTAAAATATAGAATTGAAAATCAATATGGGCAGGTAGATACAATTCAACAAGTAGTTGCAACACCTTGTGAACAAAAGATTGATTTTGAAGGTACTATTGGACCTAATACACTTTCAGAAACTATATTTGGAAATATTTGTAATATTCAAAACTTTTCTCAAAGAAAATTAGAAACACCTGCTTTTTTTGGAGGGGATACCTATGTAAATAGATTTGCAGAAAAAAACATAATGCATTTCTTTTACAACTGGCTTTATGATGTTCCAGATAATATAGAATACAACTACTTTTTAAATCAAATGGTTCCTGAACCTAAATTTCAAGTTAACAGCGTTCCTTGGGATATAAGTCAGTTTAGTCTTGCAAATATTGCAGGTCTGTTTCAATCAACACCTGACTATGGAGAAGGTTTATTACCTAACAGTTTTTATGATCTAGATAATGTTTATTACAATCTTTTTACAAACCTAAGTCTTATATATCCTGGATTTGTAGGAGTTAAAGATTCTTATTTCTATACATCAGCTAACGGAGTCAGAGACTTCTTTGTAGAGTCTGAGGTACTTGTAGACTTTAGAGAAGTTGGTACTTTCCCTTGGCAAACACCTTACAACAAGTTTAAATATACAGATTTAGAATCTCTTTTTGATTCTAATCCTGATATTTTAGCTAAGGGTAATTATTATGCTTATGATTATAGTCTAAGTGCTGCTAGGTTTTTATTTAATCAGTACTTTACGGCCGGGTTTTTACAAGGCACAACTTATAATCCAAATGTTGCTGAGTTATGTTATGTAAGTTATCCAAACAGAATTAACTACTCTTTACAGCAACAAGAATCAGATAGTGATATAGATTCTTGGTTGATGTTTTTACCTTTAAATAAAGTTGATTTCAAAAGCAAATTAAGCTCTGTAAAAAGTTTTGCAAAAACAGGTATGTTTATCACTTTTGAAAATGATAGCCCTCTTATATACCAAGGAGTAGATACACTACAATTAGACGATAGTGGTACCAAAGTTACTGTTGGTGATGCTGGTTTATTTGCACAAGCTCCACAGAATGTTGTAGTTGCAGAAAGAGCATATGAATACGGCTCTTCTCAAAATAGATTTGGGGTAATATCTACTCCGGCAGGCCTTTACTATTTATCTCAAAATCAAGGTAAGGTGCTTTCCTTTAGAGAGGGTATTCAAGAAATTTCTCAAAACGGTATGAAATGGTGGTTTAATGAATTCTTGCCTTATAAACTATTAGAAGATTTCCCTAACTATCCTCATACAGATAATCCGGTAGCTGGAATATGTTGTACTGCTAGTTATAATAATGATGACAGTGTTCTTTATTTTTCTAAGAGGGACTTTAAACTTAAAGATGAGTTCCGAGGTTTAGTTGCATATGATTCTGAAAGAGATAACTTTACAATTCCGGCTAGTCCAGGATCTGCAAGATTGATTAATTTTAAATTGGGAGATCTGAGATATTTTGACGATGCTTCTTGGACTACAAGTTATGATCCAAAACTTCAGTTCTGGGTAAGTTTCCATGACTGGCATCCAAGTTTCTATATGCCAAGTAAAGGTAATTTCTTAACTACCAAAGGAGATTCAATATGGAAACATGGTCCCTTCTGTAATGATTATTGTAATTTTTACGGAACTCAATATCCATTTGAGATAGAACTTCCGGTGCCTACAGGTCAAGTAATTAACACAGTAAAAAGTATTGAATATTATTTAGAATGTTACAGAAGAGATAGAAACTTATGTGTAGATCAATTTCATGTACTAGATTATAACTTTGATTATTTAGTAGTGCATAATTC